TTCCCTCGGTCTGCTCGTCCTCCTCCAGACGCAGGAAGCACGTGATCTCGTAGATTCGGCGAACGCCGTCGATGTTTGTTTCGGGCTGGCTTATGCCCTCGATCTTGTCGTTTGCTGCCTTGGACCTCGTCTGCTTGTCGTCTTCAATCTCAGAGACAATAACGTCGCCAATGTCGCGGTAAATTCCCTGCTCAACGCGCTGCTTGTACGTGTCCTCGGTGATGTCCTGTATCTCTGTCGCGCGTGACGCGGTGTAGAAGTTTGTCGCGGCGTAGGGCAGCAGAATGTTATCAATCGGGATCCACTCGCAGGTAGGTCTGCGCTGCTCCGTGTCCATGCGCCACTTCAGGTACTGCGACCCACCCAAAGGAATCTGGGTGAATAGCTGCTCCATCTCGTCGCGGTACTCCTCGATCTGCTCGGTGAGCTGCCAGTTCATAAACTGGACCTTACGGTCGGCGGTCTCTACGCGCTTGCGGTCTGCCTCACCTTTGATCTCAGACTTGACGATCCCCTCGGGTGGCAGCAGCTCCCTGGATGTTGACGCGGCAAAGTCTACGCAGGCCTCGGCCATGACAGGGTGAACAACTTTTGACGCGCCATCAAACACCGCACCTCCAGGTGCGTCCTTGCCAAGTCCTGTCCTGCGAAGGCCGTCCTCGTACTGCTTGTCGCGCTCCTTGCGAGCCTCACGGTCAATCTCAACGTACTCCAAGAACTCGTCGGAGAGACTGTTCAGAATGCCCTCATCAAACTCCTCAGCCAGGTTGGCGTAGAAGCTTGGGTTTTTGAGTGGGCTCTCCTTGGGGGTGTAGTTGATGACTACGGAGCCGTCCTCTAGCTCAACGACCTCCTCGTCTGCCTCGCCCGGCTCAAGGTCAAGGGACTCCTCAAGTTCCTCAATCTCCTCTTCTTGCATCATCGCGACCTGGAAGTTCTCCTCCGACTTGAGGTCGAGGGATCCGAGGTTTGCGCCTTGCTGTAGCGGTATCTTTGGTGCTTGTGCCATGGTCTACTCTGTGTCCCTGTATGCGTTTACGCCTGCGGCTCCCATGCCCAGGACCGTGCCCGCGACTTGAGCGGGTAAGAACGGCAACATCTGCATCGCGTTACCGGCGGTCTCAACGCCGGAGATCATCGCGCCAGTGGTGTCGCCCTTCTGGTATCTCTTGTACGCGTCCGATGCTGATAGCGGAACGGACGTTGCTCCCATCACACCAACCGCCGGGCGCATAAGCTTGCGCTTCATCGCTGCGAGCGCTGCCGCTGCGTTTGACCCGTGAAGCGCGGCCTCGACGGGCCTTCCTTCCCTGGCGGACTCCGCTGCCGCCTCAACTGAGCCGGGCGCCATCAGAGGCATCGCACGTCTCATGGTCTTGGACAGCAGACCCTCTTTGTTCGCCATCTTCGCGGCCTTGGCCCGCTGCTCGAGGCGTCGCTGCTCCAGCGCGTTCTCGTAGGGGTCGTACCCGGCCACGGCCATGTCCGCTCTCATCTGGTCCGCTGGGAGCGCGAGGCTTCCCTCTCTAAAGTTCTGCACCAGGGACGGGTTCCCGTCCTCGTCGTAGCTGATGTGGTAGCCACGATCTCTCGCCTCTGGGGCCTGCTCAATCTCTTCTGTTCGTACGCGGCGGGCTGGTGTCTCACCTTTCGCGATCTGCAGCTCGGCCTTTAGACGGTCGCTGTAGTTGTAGGGGCGGCTCGACACGTAGGACTCTGGCAGCCCCTCGTTGCGGGCCTGTGCCACCCACTCCTGCATCCCGGTGCGGGACCCTGGGCGCTTTGTTACGACGGATGGTCCCATCGGGCCGTGCTGGTGGCGCATGATATTGTACTCGGCAACCATCGCGTTGGTCTCATCAAAGTCGGGGTACCTCCCGTGCTTTTTGACGAAGTCCTGCTTTAGCTGGTCGAGCACTGGCTCCTTGCCAGAGCGCAGAGCGTAGTTCTCGATCGCGCGAGCCATGTCACCAAAGTACTCCGAGCTGACACCTGGCTCCAGGTCACCGGAGAGCTGCGCCGCGTCAATCTGAGCTCGCACTGATGGGTCGTCGATGTTAACTGACTCCTGCGGCAACCAGGAACCCTTTGGCTTGCGACCGAACTGGGTCTGGTACAGGAAGGGGTCCGGTGACGTGGCCGGGTTAAAGTTTCTTGTGATGCTCGTTCCGCCAAGTGTGACGGGGGACGACGCGACATAGTTCGGGTCGTTGGCCATCAAGAAGTTTGCGCGTGCCTGCGTGACCGGGTCGCTCTTGATCGGCGAGCGCACCTGCTGCGACTCCCACACCGCGCGTCGAAGCTCGTCCATCTCCTGTGGGCTCGGGTTCTTGCCGTAGATGCGCCGGTAGTCTTTGACAGCTTTGGCTGCGCTCCTAACAACGTCGACCGCAACCTTTTTCTTTGGTGTGCTACCCTCTGCCATCTGCACGGGTAGCCCAGCCATCTCCATCATCATCTGCCTTGGTGTTTTTATGGGGTTCACTGTTCCGCCCTCTGCTTTGCTAAGTTCTGGGTTGTACACATCAAACGAACCCTCGTTACCAATTGCGCTTTTGATTGCGTTGGGGTTATAAGAAACAACTTCGGATAAATTTCCTTGGGGGTCATACTGCAACAGACCATCATAGCCTAAGTTTCTTGCTCTACTCTCAACCTCTTTGCCAATGTATCCTTTGTTCTCGTACGCACGCTCGACCATACTCGACGCTTTCTTAGGGTCCACCCCCATCAACTCTAAGGCCTCAACCATAGGGTCTTTGTATTTATCTGGGGTCCCGGATCCGCGCAAAATTAGTGGGTTCTTAATTTGTGCGTACAGAGGCAAAACATTTCCACCCATCTCCTCTGCGTAAGAGCTTGCGAATGTGGGGTTTGGTGTTAAGTAAACACCAGATCCCAGCGCGCCCTCTTTACTTGGCTTGAGACTCTTGAAAGCCTGTTCGCCTTTGCCTTTTTCTGATTTGGTTGTGCCGTGGTACAATCGATCTTGAACCTTGCTCTCAGCAAGGAACTTGATTAGGTTTTTGGGTAGAGTAGGCATCCTAAGCCAACTTATGCAACTAAGGCCAAGTTTGCGCCCTACTGCGCGTACGGGTTGTGACGCTGCTTCTTGTCGTCGGCGTAGGAGTAGTCCCTGGCTGGCAACGGGTCGAGCTGCACCCAGCCCGAGTCCCGGAGCACCCGGAGCGCCTGGGATAGGCTGTCCACGTAGTCGTCGTGCCCGCCAGACTCTGGGAACGAGCACACCTGGCGCAAGAATCTTTTGGCCCAGTCCGCGAACTCGCCCGGCTTCTCCGCGTCCTCGGGTATGTAGATCTTCCCCTTCGCGATCAGGGGGGCGACGATGTTCATACGCTGCACCTTGTCCGCCCTGCCGGGGTTGTAAGCCCGGACAGGCACGCCCGCACCCTGCAGCTCCTGGACCAGGGAGATCCCCGCGGACTTGTCCTCCATCAGTATCAGGTCCGCCTTCCTCCCCTTCGCGAATGTGCTATCCGAGCCGTACACGACCTCCTTGAAGTCGCTGATGACCCGCTTTCTGAGCTCGGGGTAGGAGAGGTGAGCGTCCCACGCGTCCAGGAGTATGAGCGAGGTCCCAGCGTCCAGCTGCTCGAACACTCCCCAGATCGTGCACGCGGTCGGGTCGTTGTGCGTCTTCTCCGATGTCGCTGGGTCGTAGCTCGCGATCACGTACTCGAGGCTTGGTGTCTCCTTCTTCGCTGGCCACGCCCGGAACCACTTCCGCTTGACGATCCCCGCGTCCTCTGGGTTCAGGATCTCACCGTAGATCTCCTGCTTGCCAAGGTCCGTCCCCTCGTACGTCTCCAGCTGCTTGAAGAATGTCGCTGAGAGGTTGGACTTGTTGTCGTAGGATGAGGCGTTGACCACGTAGACCTCGCCACCGATCTTGCCCTCGTTCAGATCAACGATCAGCTCCTTTGGCTTGGGCGTGGTCGTGACGATCTGCTGAACCCGTGGTATCGCTGGGTCCCTCAGACGCATCGTGAACTGGACCTGGTCGTACGCCTCATCAATGTACTCGAACGCGCACAGCTCGTCGAACCAGCCGCCGTGGAACTGCTTACCCCGGTAGCGCTCTGGCTCTGATCCGGGTATTCCCTGGATGAGCGAGCCATTTATGAGCGTGATCTCCAGCATCTGCTTGTTGTAGTCCTGGATCAGGCTCTTGGGTATGATGTTCAGAAGCCCCGAGTCACCCTCAAAGCAGGTCGCCCGTATGTCGTTTGATGTTGGTGCTGTGACCAGCCAACGTGTCCCTGGAAATCTCCACGCGCGTATGCCGATCCAGTGGCTGGCGGTGTGAGTCTTCCCCGATCCCCGCCCGGCGAGCATGAGAAAGGTGTCGTAGTCGCCATCTTCAGGCTCTCGCTGGTGGGGCAGGGCCTCAATCTCCCACTGTACCTGCCATAGTGCGGCCTCGAGCTGGTGCTTTGGCCAGTGCTTGTTGGTTTTTGCGAAGTTTGCAAGGATCTTCTCCTGTTCTTTGGTCAGCATACCGCTATAAACCCCTCTCCGGCCAAAAAAGGCTCGTCACAGACCACGTTAACGCACATTTTTGGCTCTACTCTCTCAATTTTAGTCAAAAAACGCCTCCCGGAGGCTAGTTTAGCCCTGTCACTGTCAAATTTTAGGGTAAATGTCAGATTTTTGGCTGGCAGGTGCAGCGCTGTCTTGAATCCGAGGGACTCGAGCAGCGCCTGCTTGCGCCTGACCGACAACCAGGAGGCGTCCTTTACCCACGCGTGCGTGCCGCCCTTCAGAATTGTGACGTCGCCAGCGTCGATCAGACCATCAAGAAGCTCAAATCGCTGCTCTGGCGAGGACATCAGGTACGAGAAGGGTATGTTGTCCGGCACGGTCTGCCCGATCATCGCAAACCCCACCCCAACCGACGGGCGTATGTCCAGCAGGGTGTCCCCGTTCTTGTGCTTGCTCTGCCCGACCGCGTACCCGTGGCCCCTCATCCTGGCTCGGACCCTCTTGATGTTGATCTTGTCGCGTAGCCAGTGCCTGCCAGTGGCGGTCCGCGTACCAATCCAGAACCCGAACACGTACGGTGGCACGGGTAGGTCGACTGGTGGGAACCTGACCGGGGACGTGACACCCACCGAGAACTCTAGCCTGCCACGGCCGTCCCTCAGATCCTCACCAAGCAGATCCTGGACCTCCATCTCGTGCAACGCGCTCCTAAACTTCTTGGGCCTGCGCTCGCTCTTGCGGTTCACCCACCGGCAAAAATGTTCGCGCCAGTTCTTGTCCTGGCACGGGAACTTAAGCCGCCGGTCGCCGGTGACGGTCAGCCCGTCGCTCATGTGAACGACGTAGCACCACTCCGGGACCCAGCCCTGGGTGGAGAGCACCGGCTGCGGCTCGCCCCTCTGGTTGAAGACGATGTCCTTTGTGCTTAGCTCCGAGGCTGGCTTCCAGCCCTCAGATGTCGGAACCGGCGTGGTTGATAGCAGCGCCACGGACCCTCCTCTTTCTCTCACGGTCACCAACCGTCGCACGGGCGCTGGCCGATGGGGACAGCCAGATCTCCTTAAAGTAGCCGTCGCACAGCACCTTGTTCGTGTAAGCAAAGAACACGTACCCGTCCGGGCGCGTGTCGCCCCGGTGGAACCTGTCTCCTGTGTCTGGGTTTTGTCGTCTCATCTCTATACCACTAATGCAACTTTTGCAAAGTTTGTACCGGCAAAAGTTGCCGTGTTGCCAGGTTGCCGCCACTTTGGCGCTCCCTTTCCAGGGGTTCTGCTGCCGGCGATGCCGGGGGTCGCGGGGGTCTAAGTGAGGTCACCCATTAACTTTAATCCCTTTTAATAAAAAATAAAAAATAAGTAATATGACATAGACCCCCGCAACCCCCGTCACCCCCGGCACTTTTGCACCAAAGTGGTGCAAAACAGCAAATTAGCCCCTGTCTCTATACCTTTTCACTGTTTTTTTGCAAATAGGAAAATTTTGCCGCAAAAGTCTGAAAAATTACGCGATCGCCAGGTTGTCAGGGGGGCCCCGGGCCGGGGTGCCGGTACCCTGGAAAGGGGTGCTGCGCCGCACAAAAAGCCCCCCTGCCGATGTTGCAGTGCAGCAAGTTAGTAACTGCTCACTAACCTGAGTGTTGCGCCGCACAATGGAAGTGAGCGCGCACTGACAATCATGTTGCGCCGCACAATGGAAGTGAGCGCGCACTGACAATCATGTTGCGCCGCACAATGTTAGTGAGCGCTAACTGGGGCTGGTGCGGTGCACAATGTTAGCAGACGCTAACTTAGGTTTATATGCGCCTATCCGCATATAGGCATATCCGCATACTGGCACACTGGGCGCGCGGGCTATGTTAGTGAGCGCTCACACCGAGCAGGGCGCCTAGCAAGAAACATGCCAGCGAGGGATGGCACGCTTATTGCCCTAGCAAGAACCATGCCATGTTGCGCCGCGCCATCGCCGCTAGCCTCCATCTTCCCACAATGCGAAACGACTAGGATCGCGCACAGCGGGTTATCCACAGGGGTGCCATAGCAGGGGCAGGGCAAACTGGCAAACGGCACAGCGGGGCCATGCGCGCGCGACAGAGCCATCGTGGGGAGGGCGTCTGCACTGCACCATCCGATTTGGCCCGCTTGCCGTTTCACAATGTGAAGTGCATAAGAATAACCAAGGTAGTGTAAGCCATAACCATAGGAGAATCACCATGAGAACCAACTGGAAAATCTGTGGCCGCTGTGGCGGCGAGGGCCGTCACTCTCACGCCATCGGCGCAATCACCGGCGCGGACCGGGCGGACTGGTCAGACGACGAACTTTCGTCGTACATGGCCGGCGGCCTCTCTGAGACCTGCGAGGCCTGCGAGGGCACTGGCAAGGTTGCTGTCAGCACTACTGACGAGGCCTAAGTGGCCGAAACCCCTACGGGGGTCTAGTGCATACAACCACAGGAGCACCACAATGCAAGCCATCCAAATGCGTGACGTAAAACCCGGCGAGTACTTCAAGCGCAAGCCTGACGCCAAGGCCGTCTACGTCAAGGGCCACTACGACAAATCTAGCCGGACGTTCTCCGCGACAGACTTCGACGACACCTGCCGGGAGATCTTCGTCAAGGCCTCTAAGCCGGTCTACGTTGGGTTCGATTTCTAATCAGCACATCTGATGATGGGGTGAGTCCCCGAAACCCGCGCGAGCGGGTCATGTGCATAACCAAGGAGCACCACAATGAAAATAATCTACCCAGTCTCCCGGGGCGAGTCCGACGCCAAGGAGCACAACGACTGCACAGTCCGCGCGCTGTGCAACGCCGCCAACTGGAAGTACGCAGAGGCGCACGCACTGCTCTCCAAGCACGGGCGCAGGTTCCGGCACGGGGCCGTCTTCTCCGTGTATTACAAGGCCTACGTTGAGGCGGGGGCCAAGTTGGTCGGAATCTACGGGAGCACGGTCCGGGCGCGTGTCGCGGGCCGCATCGCGAACACCCAACAGCAGGCAGGGATCACGCTCAACTCGCTGATGCCTCGACTGCGATCGGGCCGGTACATTGTCCTGATCACCGGGCACGCGCTCGCGGTTGTCGACGGCAAGGTGATCGACGCCGGGGGCGTGCGAGCCGGGTCACACGTGTTCGCGCTCTTCAAGATCTAGCACATCTGACGAGGCCTGAGTCCCCGAAACCCCGCGAGGGGTCATGTGCATAACCACAGGAGCACCACAATGAGCAGGTACCTAAAAACGTCGACATCGATCGGCAAGTTGGAGGCGATGCAGTCCAAGGCCGATCAATTGGCGGCCCAGTACTCGACCTACGACGAGGAAACGTCTGAATTGATTTTCGGGATCAGCGCATCCATCGAGTTAGCCCTCGAGCGCTTACGTCAGGAGGAGGACGCCCGCAACGAGCGCGTGTCCCATCTTCGCGACAAGTTCAAGTTTTGATTTCACAATGTGAAGTGCATAAGAATAACCTAGGTAGTATCACAACACAGGAGCATCACCATGACATATGAAGAGATCAAAGCAGAGCACGCCCGGATCGAGGCAGAGTTCAACGCGCGCAAGGCACGCAACGCCGCCGCACGCGCAGAGCGCGAGGCCAACACGACACCGACGCCGTGGGTTGTCGTGGGAGCCATCGCGCCCATGTCCGACTACCACGAGAGCGTGGCGCGCGGATGGTCAACCGACTGAGAGTCTAGCGAGCAGGGTCCGCCCTGCTCAGTACACTTTCACCAACCAAAGGAGCATCACCATGAGCACACTACGCGTCACAGTCGTATTTGAGTTCCACGACGTCGAGCCCGGCACCGAGCGCGACGAGAGCATCGTGATGTCGATCACCGAGGCCTGCGAGACAATGCAGACCGGGTTCGACGCCAACGCGTGCTGGGTAGACGACGCCGAATTCATCACAGAAGAGCGATTACTGGATAGATTTTTCCCAAGCCTGAAAGATTTTCCAACCATCAGAGGAGAATAACCATGAAACTACGCAACAAATTACTATGCGAGGCGACCAACGACGAGATCAAGCGGGTGGCCTCGTCGTACCGTGGCGGGTACGATCTGACCGACGAGGACTGCGAGGAGATCCGCAACCCGAACGGCCTTTTCCACGCCCCCAAGGACGAGACCATTGCAGAGGCAGTCGACGATTTTATTCGAGCATACGAGTGCTAGGAGGCACAGCCATGATGAGCAACGTAGAACGGTTCCAGTACGTTAACTGGGCACTAGACAACTTCCCCGAGTTTGCGACAAGCCCGGACCAGTACCGGGCCTCCCAGGTGGCGTGGGAGGAGCGCAAGAAGGCTCGCGTGTTCGACGCCGAGTATTTGATGTCACGCATGAGATCCGAGGACCTCGTGTTCCCGGCAGAGTGAGAGTCTAGCGAGCAGGGTCCGCCCTGCTCAGTACACTTTCAACCATAGGAGCAAGAACATGATTTACGCACTAAAAAACATCGCACAGCACGCCGACGGCCGGGGCGCGGTGCGGTTCACCAAGGTCTACGCGGTGGACGAGGAGATGGCGCGCGCGGTGAGCCGCGCCATGTGTAGCGCAGACGGCCTGCGCGTGTTAGAGCAGTTGGTGGTAAGCGTGCGGTCGTCGATACTGGACCGGCCGCACTGAGAGTCTAGCGAGCAGGGTCCGCCCTGCTCAGTACACTTTCAAAACCAAAGGAGCAACAACATGAATTTATACCAACGAATAATCGCCAAGGCTACCGGCATCGACGACGTGAACAAGGTCGACATGATCGAGCAGTACATGCGGCACGTTTACTTTCACTCCACGCTGTCATGGCAGACCCAAGATCAACTCAACAAGGCCGCGCGCGAGTCCGCCGCGGAGTTGGAGTCTATCAACTGGCAATTCTAAAAACCAAGGAGATTAAGTATGAGCACAATCGTTGAACTATCACCCCTGATCATAGCCATCATCCTGGTGGTGGCGATCTTCAGGCCGTGGGACCTACACTAAAAGGAAAACAGCATGATAACGAAAGAAAAGATGCGCGTGTTCGACCACGCGGGCAATGCGACAATTGTCGACGTCACCATAGTCGAGAGCGAGGCAGACTACGCGCTACTCGAGGAGCCAGTCGAGCCAGTGATCACGGTCACAAAGGACGGCGGGGCATGGGTGGTGTACGGCGACGAGAACGCCGACCACAAGGACTTCGACGAGCAACACTGGCCGAAGGTGCTGTACGGCGGGGACGACATGTACGGCGAGTTCGCCAAGGACTACGCGAAGGCGTGGGCCAAGGCTGTACGCGGTGTATGGGAAGAGGTATAATTTAATTTCAATAACTAAGGAGCACTACAATGAAACGCTACACACAATCATTCAACAACAACGGCTTTTCGATGGACCAACTCCGCGAGATCGCGCCGTCGATCTTCGCCGAGGCACCGGCCAACAAGGTCTCGGACCGGTACGGGTTCGTCCCGACCGTGGACGTTGTCGAGGAGTTAAGCACGCGCGGCCTGCGCCCAGTGTTCGCGGGGCAGACGCTATCGCGTGACGTTGACAACCGCCCGTTCGCGAAGCACCTGATCCGCTTCCGCCCGCAGTACGCGCAGACGATCGCGGACCAGTCACTGCCCGAGGTTGTCCTGATGAACTCGCACGACGGATCGAGCGGGTTCAAATTATGGATGGGAATCTTCCGCATGGTCTGCTGTAATGGGATGATCATGTCCGACTCGGTCATGGGTCAGGTATCGGTGCCGCACCGCTCGAACGCTGTCGAGGTCATCGGCGACAAATCCGTCGAGTTCTTTGGCCGCGTCGACCACATCGAGGACCGGATCCAACGATTCATGGACCGCGTGCTCACACCGCTCGAGCAGGGCCAACTCGCCGAGACAGCCGCGCAACTGCGCTGGGGCAACAACCGCCCGGCAGGGCTCGACAACGGCCTGCTCCTGCAGGCTCGCCGGTTCGAGGACGCTGGTGACTCGCTGTGGCTCACGCTGAACCGGATCCAGGAGAACATCGTCCAGGGTGGTATCAGCCTGGCGCGTACCAGCCGCCGCTCGAGCACCCGCACGATCCGCTCGGTGGCGGACAACGCCCGGATCAACGCGCGCCTGTGGGAGGCCGCGGACAGTCTGGTCGCGGCGTAACAATAGGGGAGGGCACAGCATGAGAAAAAGAACTTTCACAATAGTGTGCAGGCCCATCTTCCCAGAATACGGCTACGAGAGCGTGGTCTGGGTCAAGCCGGTTCGCGCTTACGACGAGATGGAGGCCGCCGACTTGGCCGAGATGGAGTGCGCGAGGGAGTGGCTGGGCGAGGAGGAGGCAAAAAACGCGGCAGATTACATTTACACAGAGATGATAATTTCCGGTAAAATTACTCTGTCCTACGTTTTCGGGCATGATCACAAGGACTCAAGAGCGAGACTACAATAACCAAGGAGAATTAAAATGCAAGGCAATAAAATCGACGTAGCACAATCAAGGTCCAAGGCATCGACCATGAAAAAAATAGATGGTGATTTCCAAGTGACGTTCCTCAAAAAAGACGGGGCCGTACGCAAGATGAACGCCCGGATGATGGGCGACATCCCGCTCAAGGGTGGCAAGAGCACGCTCAACCCTGAGCAGTACACGACCGTGTTCGACACAGACAAGCGAGAGTACCGCGCCGTGAACAACGACACGATCATCGAACTCACGTGGGTGTCAGAATGAAACTACTCGGCCTGCTCACTCTTTTCTTAGGTTTTAACGCAGAGAGCGTGTTCTATGTTATGATCGGGTTTTTGATGATTGCAGGAACAATATACCTTGAGAAAAAATAGATCGTCGCTGTCTGACCACATCCGGTCCTTGTACGAGTACAAGCCACTACAACTTGAGGAAGAGGAAAGACTCGCGGGTATGATAGCCGCGGGGGATGCCGCCGCTCTTGATAGACTGGTTCGGCATAACCTGCGGTTCGTCATATCCGTGGTCAAGGCTACCCCAGCGTGGTACCGTGGCGACGTCCCCGAGGAGGACCTTGTGGCGATGGGCAACGAGGCGTTGCTGAAGGCCGCCATGAGATGGCAACCCAAGAACAACGCAA